AATCAGATCGAGACCAAAGCCTACAAGGGAGCAGAGGCTTCGACCCGTCGATCCAATGACGGGAAGATGCGCTTCACGAACAAGAGAACCGCAGCCTATTGGCAGATGCGCGAGGCTCTTGATCCTGGACAGCCCGGTGGATCTCCGATCCAACTCCCACCCGATACGGGCCTGATGGCTGACCTGACCGCTCCGACTTTCGAGGTCACCCCTAACGGGTTGAAGGCGGAATCGAAAGAGAAGGTCTGCGACCGATTGGGGCGCTCAACCGACCGTGGTGACGCCGTTGTCATGGCCTGGCACTATGGGCCGAAGATCACGAACTCTGCAATGGAGTGGGCTGATCGAATCGAGGTCAGGGGCCGAATGGTCAGGCAGCCGCAGGTTCTGATCGGTCAGAGACAACCCCTATCTGTGCGGAGGCGGGTTTAGAATGCGCCGCGAGGGGGTTACTTCATTTATGAATGGGGTTCCCTATGGGATCGCTTAACGACCTGGTCTATCGGCCGTTCAAGGATCTGAGCCGACTTGCTTCTTCACTCGGTGCAGGCAAAGATCTCACGAAGGCGATTGCAGCCGGCCCGATTGGCGTCGACAGTTACTCTGTCGGTCTGCTGGCTGACGCTATTGGAGGCGATGTCGGCGACAAACTCAAGGCCGAATCGATCAAGAACACCGACAACCCTGAGCGCGCAGTCGGCCGAGCGGCTGCGACTGCTGCCCTCCTGTATGGCGGATATTCAGCATACGGCGCATACGGCGGGGCCGGCGGGGCTACTGTGAGCGGCAGCGCGAAAGTCGGTGCAGAGGTTCTCGGTGCGTCAGCAGCCGAATCAGCCGCGGCGAGTGCCGGGACTCAGTCTGCTGCTTCATCCTTTGGGAGTGCCGCCGCAAAGACCGCTGGGCAGGCCCTCGCCACAACCGCGATTGCGAAGGCAATGTCTCCTAAGCCACCAGAAGTGAAAGGCCCGATACCGATGCCTGACCCGCTGGCCCAAGAGGCTGCCAGGCAGAAGAAGATCGCAGAGGCCACCCAACGCAGGGGCCGAGCGTCGACCATCCTGACGCAGCCTAGCGCCTACGGACTGGGGAGCTGACATGGATATCAAACACCTGCGCGATGTCGCCGACGAACTCTTCACGAAGAAGGCGCCGCTCAATACGCTTCATCAGGAGATCGCCGACCAGTTCTACCCTGAAAGAGCAGACTTCACGACGAAGCGCTCATGGGGTACGGACTTCGCATCGAACCTGATGAGCAGCTACCCGGTCCAGGCCCGGCGTTCACTCGGGAATCAGTTCGGGACGATGCTCCGTCCGACTGCGAAAAGTTGGTTTCACCTGAAGCGCAAGTTCATGGAGAAGGACGACTTCGAGGTCACGGCGCAACTCCAGCAGTTCCAGGAGATCATGCGCCGCGCGATGTACGAGCCGACCTCACAGTTCCTGCGGGCGACGAAGGAGGGTGACCATGATTTCGCGGCTTTCGGTCAGTGTGCGATCAGCGTCGAGCTCAACGGACAGGCCAACGGCATGCTCTACCGCTGCTGGCACCTTCGCGACATGGCCTGGCAGGAAGACGAGGAAGGGAAGATCGGATTCAAGGTCCGAAAGGCGAAGATCACTGCCCTGACGATGAAGCGCACCTTCGGAGACAAGTGCCACCAGAAGATCAACGAGGCCTGCGAGAAGAGCCCGTTCACTGAGTTCAATTGCTACCACTTCGTGTGTGATTCGGAGATGTACGACAAGGGAACGTCGTTCCCGCGGATGTCGATCTGGTACGACGCCGACCACGAACACCTGATGACGGAGACGCCGATCAGGACGCAGTTCTATGTCATCCCGCGGTGGCAGACCGTCTCAGGTTCTCAGTATTCGTACAGCCCCGCCACGGTCTGCGCTTTGCCTGATGCGCGTCTCCTCCAGGCGATGACGTTCACGCTGCTCGAGGCCGGCGAGAAGGCGACCAGTCCTCCGATCCTCGCCACTCAAGACGCGGTTCGCTCCGACGTCGCACTGTATGCGGGCGGGATCACCTGGATCGACAACGAATACGACGAGCGCCTGGGTGAGGCGCTTCGTCCGTTGACGCAGGACTTCAGAGGCTTCAACTACGGCGTGGCGATGAACCAGGACACGCGTGCGATGCTGCACAACGCGTTCTTCCTGGATGCTCTGAAGATGCCTGAGAGAGGCCCGGAGATGACCGCCTACGAGGTGGGTCAACGGGTGCAGGAGTACATCCGAAACGCTCTCCCGATCTTCGAGCCGATGGAGATGGAATACAACGCACGTCTCTGTGAGGAGACCTTCGACATCCTCCTCCACAACGGCGGCTTCGGTCCTCCTCAGGCGTGGCCTCAGGCTCTCCGCGGTCAAGAGGTCGACTTCGCATTCGAGAGCCCATTGCATGACGCCATCGAAGAGCAGAAGGGTCAGAAGTTCCAGCAGGCTCAACAACTGATCGGATCTGCGATTGCTCTCGATCCCGCTTGTGCGTTTGTTCCCAAGGCCGAGGTCGCCCTCAGGGACGCTCTTCTCGGCATCGGTGTCCCTGCTGCATGGATCAACAACGCCGACTACGTTGCGAAGGCCAAGGAAGCCGCTCAACAGCAGGCCGCCGCACAGCAGCAACTCGCTGCGATGGAGCAGGCCAGCAACGCAGCCAAGAACCTTGGGCAGTCCGGTCTCATGTCGCCCCAACAGGCGACTCAGTAAATGGACAAACACCCAGACGCGCCCATTGATGCAACGATGGCAGATGCTCATGCGTTGAGGGCGCTGCACACCGGAACGGCGAGCGAGGATCAGCAGAGGAGGGCTCTCGCGTGGGTGCTTCAGAAGGCCTGCCAGGTGGGGGGACTTCCTTGGTGGCCGACCGACCGGGATACGGCTTTCGCGATGGGTCGACTGTTCGTCGGCAAAGAGATCGGCAGGCTACTGACCTGTGATATGTCCACACTGAGGAGTGAGAATGAGCGACCAAGCAACCCTTGACGCGCCGACCGATGGCACGCCGATTACCGCCCCTGTTCCGGCTCCCACTGCCGCGCCTCCAGTTGCTGCACCCGTTGCTGCTGCGCCGGTCGCACCTGTGGCTGCGGCTGCTCCTGCGGATACCGGCGCGGAGGACAAGCCCGGCTACTGGCCTGCAGACTGGCGCGAGAAGGCAAGCAAGGGCGACGAGAAACTAGCCAAGCGCTTCGGCCGCTACGCCTCCCCCGAGGCTGCGCTCGAGGCTCTCGTCCAAGCTCAGAACCGCATCAGTTCCGGGGATCTCAAGCCGCAACTCGGCAAGGACGCGACACCAGAACAGGTGGCAGCCTGGCGTGCCGAAGTCGGAATCCCTGAGACTGCGGACAAGTACAACGTCGGAGATTTGACAGACACGCAGAAGGAAGCCTTCGGGGTTCTCTTCAAGCACGCCCACGCCACGAACCAGACCGAAGCCCAGGTCAAGGCCACTGCTCAAGCATGGTCGGAGATCGTCCGACTCGAATCTGAGAAGCGCATCGAGAACGACAAGGCAGGAGAGAAGATTGCCGAGGACGCTCTCCGTGATGAGTGGGGCGCCGAGTTCCGCCGCAACTGGAACGTCATCGACAACATGCTCAGCACGGTCGCCGACAGTTCTCTGAAGACCGCGATCCTCGACGCCCGCGGCCCCGATGGGGCTAGGCTCGGAAGCAAGCCCGAGGTCATTCGCGCGCTTCTGTCGTTGGCGTTGATCCAGAACCCGGCGGGAGTTGTTGTCCCAGGCTCTGAAGCGAACCCGATGAAGGGTGTCGAGACCCGCATCGCAGAGATCGAACTGATGATGCGCAAGGACCGCAAGGCATACAACGACCCGAAGATTTCAGGGCCCGATGGCGAATACCAGCGCCTCATTGCGGCACGCGAGAAGATGAAAGGGTAGCGTCGACGCAAATGTTGATGCGTGCAATTAGCGATAGAAGTGGTAAGGTAGCGCCGCTTACCGCGTTGCAAGGCCCCGTGGGCGAGGCAGCAGGCTCCTGTAAAGGACACCCCTGCCACACCAGCCAGATCGGACACCCCGAGCTAACGGTCTCTTCGACTGTTTTCAAGGAGTTCAATCATGGCCGACAGTGCCTTCCAGATCCAATACCGACAAGAGTTTGTCGCGGCCTTCGAGGCCCATCAGACCTTGCTGCGCGACACCGTGACCACCGAAGCGGTGATCAAGGGTCAACAAGCCGTCTTCCTCGTCGCCGGCTCAGGCTCGGCAACCGCGGTGACCCGTGGTCTCAACGGCCGCATCCCCGCCCGCGCCGACTCGCTGACCCAGAACACCTGCACGCTGCAGGAATGGCACGACCTGGTTCGCAAGACCGGGTTCAACGTGTTCGCTTCGCAGGGCAATCAGCGCGCGATCATGCAGATGACGACGATGGCGGTCTTGAACCGCAAGATCGACGATCTGATCATCACGCAACTGAACACCGGCTCGGTGACCCTCGGCTCCAGCACGACGATCCCGAACGTGTCGCTCTTCCAGAACGCCCGTGTGAAGCTGTCGAATGCCGCCGTGCCTTGGGACTCGAACGTGACGCTGCTCTGCCAGCCGTCGTTCCTGGCCTACCTCGAGCAGGCGACCGAGTTCGCCAATGCGCAGTACGTCGACCTTCGGCCCTACGCCGGCTCGGACAACCCGAGCTGGAAGGACAAGCCGATGGCCTACCGCTGGCGCAACGTGCTGCTCGTCGAGCACCCGAACCTTCCCGGCAAGGGCACGTCGAGCGAGAAGTCATTCCTGTACCACAAGACCGCGGCGGGGATGGCAATCGACACGGGCGGCATCGCTTCCCCGGTGGGCTACGACAACGAGCAGGACTACTCCTACGCTCGCTGCTCGGCCTTCATGGGTGCGCTGCTGCTGCAGAACACCGGCGTGGTCGTCATCACGGCTGACGGCTCGGCCTACGCTTAAGGAGAACCACAATGGCATACCTTTCTTCGACTGAAGCCACGTCCAAGGCAAACCCGCCGATCCTGTTGGTTCGTGGCATGGGCCAGATCACCACGACCTCGGGCAATCTGCTGTACTCGACGGGCACCACGGACACGTCCACGTCGTCCGTGACGTTCGGCGCGCTGACCGGCGGCACGGGCATCTGGTATCACCAGACCAGCGACCCGAGTTCGACCATCATCGGCACGCGCGGCTACTTCAGTGACGGCCAGCAACTGGGCATGCGCAACGGCGACATCATCTTCGTCCTTGCGCCATCGTCCGGCGGCTCGACGGGCACGGTGGTGCTGGGCATCAATGCCCTGGTCACCACGAACGCATCGTCGGGCTTCTCGCTTTGCTCCGGGTCGCAGATGTACTCGACCGCCTGACCTGAGTTCTTTGCAGTGCCGGGCGGGCTTCTTCTGGGGGCTCGCCCTTTTTCCATGAGAGAGGGAACGAAATGGATGAGAAGAAGCGCGTTGTGATCCTCAACCCCAGCCGGCTCCAGGGGGCCGAATACGCCCGCCAGGACTGGGTCGTGAACGCCGAAGAGGGCACGAAGATCAGCGACGTCCTCGACCCGGCCTACTGGGCGCACACGTCCGCTCAGATGAAGCCATACGACCGCATCGAGGTTCGCCTCGAGACCGGCGAGTGGATTCTCGAACTGCTGGTGCTGTCCGCTGACCGGAACTGGGCACGAGTCCATGTCCTGCAGAAGCACGACCTCGTCTCCACCGAGCAGGTTGCACCTCCGGCGCAGATGCACGTCGTCAAGTGGCGTGGCCCGCAGCACAAGCACTGCGTCGTCCGTCTCTCCGATGGTGAGATCCTGAGCAAGGATCACGACACCGCCGAGATCGCAGCTCAATGGCTGCGAAACCACGAACAGGTCACGCTCAAGACCTAAGGGGGCTCTGTGGCAGATCAGTTGACGGTCTATAACGGGGCGCTGCTGATCTGCGGTGAGCGCTTCCTGTCGTCGCTGACGGAGGAGCGAGAACCCCGTCGACTGCTGGATCAGGTATGGGCCGATGGTGGGGTTCGCACCTGTCTCGAACTGGGTCAGTGGAACTTCGCCACCAGGACGATTCAGGTCGACTACGACTCGGGGATCGAGCCTGACTTCGGATACCGCAGGGTCTTCGACAAGCCCGACGACTTCGTGATCCCTTGTGCGGTCTGCTCTGACGAGTTCTTCCGTTCCCCGCTGACTCGATACGTCGACGAGGCAGGTTACTGGTACGCCGACCTTGACACGATCTACGTCCGCTATGTGAGCGACGACGTGGCCTATGGGATGAACATCGGCCGCTGGCCGGAGTCGTTCAGGGAACTCGTACAGGTTCACTTCGCGTCGAAGATCATCAAGAAGTTGTCGAACTCGGAAGCCGAAGTCGAGAACCTCCTGAAGCTTCGAGAGAAACTTCTCCGCACCGCGAAGAACCGAAGCCTGCTCAACGAACCTACCTCTTTCCCGGCACGGGGACAGTGGGGGCTGGCTCGCCAGCGCTACCCGACACGCAGGGATGGTGGTGGGATGTCTGGACCGCTGATCGGCTGACATGGCTCTCAGGAACATCCTCACATCGATAGTCGGTCCTCGCATCGGACTCGAGGACGGCGGCGCTCTCCTGATCAACAAGCGCAATGGCGATCAGGTCGTGGTCGATGTCGGTTGGGAAGACCTCCGATTCCCGGCGTCACTCATCAACCCGTTGGGCGCGACCTCTCCTCCGTCCCTGGACAACACGGTGACCGACTTCCCGGGGACTTTGCTGTTCGCAGGTAACGCTGAGAACATCATCGCCGGTGTCGCCCAGATGCCGCATGCGTGGCTTCCTGGGTCGTCACTTCGCCCTCACATCCACTGGTCGAAACCAGTCGGCTCTGCCAACGCAGTCTCCTGGGAGTTCTACTACCGTCATCTTGGGTTCCCTCCTGACGTAGCGGGAGCATGGGTCGGGCCGATTGCGGCGACGATCACTGC